ATGACTGCTATCGCCCCCCAAGCCCCCGTTGTCACTCTTAGCGTGCCTAATGCGCTCGTGGACACCGATACCTTAGCTATCAACGTTCAAGAGCTCTTGATGGACGACCTGCCCACTCCTGGCTTGGTGTTGCTTCACCAGCACATTGCAAAAGATTATGAAGACGGTGGTTTCAGCTTCATCAACGTCCCAGCGGCGCACATGCTCGCCCTAGACCTTGACGATGCCACTATTACCCAAGTGTTCAAGCTTAACGAAGATCACCGTTACAGCATCCTTTTCAAGCACCTGCACCACGCTCTGGCTTACCTCGCCAAGCACTACGGCCTATCCCTGGCCGATCCTCGCGACCCCGCACCTGCCAACGCCTCCCCTCGTCGTTCGGTCATTGTGGTACCCGCGCCTTTATCCACACCCCCACGGCTAACGCGTCGCCCGCTATCCACAACGGCCTTTAGCCCTTTCGGAGTTATGCACATGAGTAAAAAACAGCCCATTCGGGTCTTTCTCGACCAAGAGATTCACAGCCGGTACTTGATCCAGGCAGGCACCAACGGCTTGACCCCCTCTGCCTTGGGGGAACACCTGATTCAGTACGGTCTTACCCAGCTGGAACGCGGCGAAAAAGCCCCGCTGAATGCTCCTGCTGGTGACGCCTCCCCCGCTCCCCACGGCAACGAGGCTTGATCCTGTGTCCCCTGCCCGTCATCCGTCGCCCTTCGGTCGCACGGTGCCCTTAGCCAGCAACGGCCAGCCTGTCAACCCCTGGTCGGGGGTTGGAGCAGGGGTTGACAGGCTGGACGGTGTTGGCTGCCGTGCGACGCGACAGAAGGGCCACGGAGGGCGGGTAGGGGACTCCCCCTGCCTCGATTCCCGAGCTTTGAGGGAGCGGGGCCTGCGGTGCCTCCACGGTAGGGACTATGCACGGGCCGCGACGTACTACGCCGAGGCTGAATACCGTCTCTTAGTCGTCGATGGCATTACACCTGAAACCACTGAGCTAGCCATTCTCGCGGACTACTGCCTAACCCAGGCCGCCAGAACCCAACGCTAACGAAAAGGAAACACGACCATGATCAACACTATTCACGCCCACGTTATTGGTGCCTCTCGCTACAGCATGGATAACGGCGTTAAGGGCGCAAAAATCACCATCATGCAGCCGTCTGCCACGGATAACGAAAACCAAATTGGTTATCAGGTCAGCACCATGTCTGCACCTTATGAAATTCTCGATCAGCTCCACGCCCATGCGGTGCACATGCCTTGCAACATGGAGCTAGACATTGAATTTCGCTCCTCTGGCGGCAAAGCCACTCTGCACGTTCTCGCCGTCCGCAAACCCAACGCCACTGGTAGCGCCCATCCACCGGCTGCCACCAGCAGCGACAAGAAATAGGATTCTGAGCCATGGACACGTCTGAACTCTCCGGTCTATGGCTCCTGGTTTATTGCGTCGGTCTCGTTCTCTGCTTCGGACTTGGCGCAATAAATGGGGGCCAACGATGAACGATCCCAGCATTACGTTTGTGGTTAGCTCCCTCTTTACCTCGTATGCCATTGGTTGGGCATTCGGTCACATCCTTGTTATCACGAAGAAATTTATGGAGTCAGTCACATGACCATGAAATCACTCTTTCAAAACGCAAAAAATGCCGTTGGGTCCACATCTACCAAAGTAGCTGCAGGCGCTGCTGTGTCTGTTGGCATGATCGGTAACGCCCAGGCAGATGCATCCGCTGCCTTTAGCGAAATCCAGTCCACCGGTGCAGATATGGCCGGTCAAGCATGGCCTGTGGTGGCGGCGATCACCGCCTCTTTAATTGGCATCAAGCTATTTAAGAAATTTGCTAACCGCGCTTCTTAATACCACTAAGCAAGGGATACAAGGGGCGGAAACGCCCCTTTTTATATCGTGAGGGGAACATGATTAAAAAAGCCTTTTTAATACTAACTTTACTACCTTTTTTAATGGTGTTTTCTAACAACTCTTTTGCTTGTCCTTTTATTTCTCACCCTTTGCAATCTGGGTATCCTAAAAGGATTACTGCAACGACTGGCCCTTATTATATTCTCTATATGTCTTGGTATGATTCAAAAACGTATCGCGCCTGTCAGGTTTACGATAGTGAGATTACGCCCAGTCAGTTTTCTACATTAGTCAAAAATCCGATGACTGTTTTGAAAAAGACTGATTCAGAATGTCAATCTGAATTTGGTGGCACAGGTACCCGTATTGTCTCTGAAAGCGCTTCCTACGGTTATTTAGCGGGGGGTGGTGTTTGTACTGTGCGAGCGTCAGGCCCTACTGTTTGCATACCCGCTCTTGATGGTGATCCTGCCCAATGTTCATCCACATGGGTTGCTGAGTCTACTAACAATAATGGCAGTCTTGATCAATATATAGAAGATTTAAACACTGATTCATCTACTGGCTCTGAATCTGTTTTTAGTGTGCCTGATTATCTGCATGCGTTGCCTGGTGAGTGCTCTGATCCATCTAGTTGCGTCACCATCGGTGAAACTGCGTATTTGGTTGATTGGGACTCTGCACCTGATTTTTTTAGTTATGTTGATTCTAATGGCGTTACTCATTCTAAGCCGTCGCCTGATACTGGGGGAGATGACTCCGATGGATCGTCTGGCGGTGATACTGGGGGTGGCGACTCCAGTGGCTCATCAGGTGGCGGTTCATCTGGCGATGGTGGTTCTTCCGGTGGTGGTTCATCTGGCGGTGGTGGTTCATCTGGTGGCGGTGGTTCATCTGGTGGCGGTGGTTCATCTGGCGGTGGCTCATCTGGCGGTGGCTCATCTGGTGGTGGTGGTTCATCTGGCGGCGGTGGTTCATCTGGCGGCGGTGGTTCTTCCGGTGGTGGTGGTTCACCTGGCGGCGGTGGTTCTTCCGGTGGTGACTCTACCGTGCCAGATTTTGAGTTTGATGATTCCGACATTATCGAAGCAATCCGCTCTTCTGGTACATCCAACCAGCGGGGTCTTGATGCTGTTTCTAACGACGTAACCGGCGCTATCGCAGGCCAGACTGACGGCATTATCGAGGCCCTTGGCGATGCCATCGGTGAACAGACTGGCGAACTACAAGGCACCTTCGATGCGTTAGGCCAATCGCTTACCAGTGCGCTTGGCTTGGGTACGTGCTATCCCGATGATCGTCACACCGATGATGGCCACACCGCCGCGACAAATGACAAGGGCATTCTTGGCTGCATCCAAAACATTGCCGATGGCATGGTGAACAACCTGGTTAACCGCTTCACCGAGGAGGTTGGCGACGGTAACGACCTCTTTAACACCACCGACATGGATGAAACCCTTGACGGGCTGGCCGAGCAGCAAGCGCTTTACAACGACGACGTTAACTCGCTGATGGAGGAGATCGGCGACGGCTCAAGCTCCGGCATTGCTGAACAAGTGACCTCTCGACTGCCCTCCCTGCCTTCCCGTAGCTGCACCCCGTTGCAGTTAGGTCCTATGCAAATTTCTTGTCAGGCATCCAACACCGTCAAGCTTTGGCTCTCCTGGATTGTTTACTTCTGGACGGTCGTGAGCATCGTGGACACCTTCTTCCACTCTGGTCAGAGGACTGCATAGATGGCCTTACCTGCAATGCTCGGCATGGGTGCGCTGATTGGCTTTTTCACTCGTATCATTGAGTGGTTCATTACCCGTATTGCCTCCCGTTTTACTAACCGCCTCGCGGGCATTTTGATCTGGACGACGCTATATATCTCGCTCCTGGTCGGGCTCGCCGTGACCTTCGTTAGCATTGTTAACGGTATTAGCGCCTCTCTCCCTGGCGATCTCGCCCAGGGGATTGGTGCTATCAAACCGGATAACTTTGAAGCCTGCATGGCGGCTATTTACAGCAGTAAGGTCGCGGTCTGGGTCTTCCAGCAGAAACGTCAGTTGATCGACTGGGAGCAAGGGAGGCCCGTTCTCTAATGGCGGTCTATGTCGTCACCGGCAAACTGGGGGCCGGTAAAACCTTGGTGGCCGTGGGCAAGATCAAGGATAAGCTCAACCAGGGCTGTAAGGTCGCCACCAATCTGGATTTAAATCTGGATAAGCTGATTGGTGAGAAAGCCAAAGAAACCCGCTGCTACCGCCTTCCTGATAAACCTGTCCTGGCCGACCTGGAATCTATCGGCACCGGTACCGATGAGTACGACGAGAACAAGAACGGCTTACTGGTGCTAGATGAATGCGGTACCTGGTTTAACGCCCGATCCTGGGCCGATAAAAGCCGCCAGGACGTTATCAATTGGTTTTTACATGCCCGTAAATTGGGTTGGGACATTATTTTCCTGATCCAAGACTTATCCATCATGGATAAGCAGGCCCGCGTTGCGCTGGCGGAGCACGTTGTTTACTGCCGTCGCCTGGATAGGGTCGCCATCCCTTTTATCGGCACGATTTACTCCCTGATTGTTGGTGCCAAGATGCCCATGCCAAAAGTGCATTTGGGCATCGTCAAATATGGCGACTCTCCGCAAAGCCTTACCGTGGAACGCTGGACCTACACCGGACGCGTGCTCTACCCCGCATACGACACCAAGCAAGCCTTCTCTGACCATTACCCCCATGGCACTTATTCCGTGCTGCCGCCCTGGTACACCCACGGCATGCACCGCGTACCCCATGACGCGAGGTTCTATATGAAGATGACCCGTATTTACTGGAAGCGCTTCAACCGCCCTTTTCTCTCCCTGGCTTCGTTTGGGCTGGGCGTTTTCCTCACGGTATCGGTACTCGTCGCTGACCGTGTTAATGCTCGCACGGCTCCCACAGTCCCCCTCGAACTTCCCGACTTCAGCACTACCCGCATCGCCAGCTTTAGCCAGCTTGGTGATCACACCCTTTACCGCCTCATTGATAGCGACCGTAAGACACTCACCACCGACGATCTCAGCAGCCAAGGGTTTGCCATCGTCCCAATGAGCGCCTGCCTTGTTCGCGTAGAAAATGGAGTTACCCATGAAGAAATTCGCTGTTAAAGCCGCTGCCGTTATCGCTCTCGCCGCCACCAGCCTTAGCGGCGCCCATGCCACCCCGATTCATATGCAAGACACTGACATTCGGGACTTCGTGCGCTGGTACGTGGAGCAAACCGTTACCCCGCTGGCCATTCACCCAGCAGTCACTGGCACGCTCACTGTTTACGCGCCGAACGTGCCCGATCACCAGTTGGATGAGTTCTTCCAGGGCGTGTTGAGCTCCCATGGCTACACCATTCTGCCCGGCAATCCACCCACCGTGGCCCTTGCCAACCAACGGCCACGCGCCGCCGATACAAAAACACCAGGCGTTTTTTCCCTGCCACAAACACCAGGTGTTTTTGCTCAGTCAGCAGGGCTACACGATCCCACGAAGATGCTCACGCTCACACCACCACCAGAACCCCAGGCAACCCACCTGTTCTCGTTTGACAACGTGCGCGCCGACGACATTGCCCCCCTGGTGACTAGCTTTTTGACCCAGAACGCGCAAGACGGTGTGACCCCGCCGCGTGTCCAGGTACTTCACGCTTCTAATGCCATCCTGGCCAAGGGGCCAGAAAAGCAGCTTGAGCAGCTTCAACAATTCATCCCCCAGGTGGATGTTGCCCACCCTCAGTTACTCATCCAGGCGGTCATCTTTGAAACCTCGGATGGTGATACGTTTGATCTCGGCGTTGCCCTCGGTCGCGCTACCGGTTCCCGCATTGCAGGCGGCTTCAACACCGGTAACTTAGGCACCTCGCTAGCCTCCTCCGGTGGTACCTTCGGGATCTTCGACGGCAACGTACTCGCCTTGGCGATTAACGCATTACAGCGGGACTCCCGCTCCAACGTGTTATCCACACCGCAAATACTCACCCTCTCCGGTAAGCGTGGCACCATTTCCATCGGTCAGAATGTCCCCTTTGTGACGGGTCGCGTTACCGGTGAATCAGCCAACGTTAACAGCCCCTTTCAGACCATCGAACGCCGCGACGTAGGCATCCGTTTAAACGTGCTGCCGGTGGTCACCGCGTCCGGATTGGTCATTATGGATATCACCACCTCTGCCGACTCACTCACAGATTCCCTGTTGGCCTCCGACATCATCACCAACCAGCGCCAAATCAACACCACCGTACAAATCCGCTCCGGCCAAACCCTGCTATTAGGCGGCCTCTCGTCACAGGACGACCGTTCCCAGGTCTCCGGCGTTCCTGGCCTCTCTAGCCTCCCTGTTGCCGGTCGTTTGTTCCAAAACGAATCCACCTCCACCCAGCGTACCAACCTCCATGTTCTGCTCCAGGCAACGGTATTACCCCGTTATGACGCCCACCACATGCATCAAGCAATGGCTGCCGCCAGCCCGTTACTACCTGCGCAGCACGGGGTGACGGGCTGGCGGCAGCAGGTCGAGACCATCCCTGTAACACGTCTCGCAGAGTAATAAGCCCAATTGAGTAATTGGCTCACTACAGCACATTGTGACATTTAGAAATTTATAGGAAATAGGCCATGGAACGTTGGAATCGTTATTCGTTAGCATCGTTACAGCGAGGGGAAGAAGATCAGTTTGGCAAGCTGCTGATTAGCTCGGCTGGGCAGCGTGAAATGCACAAGATTCACCTTCTGAATGCTGGAGTAGATACTGTTCGCCAGCTTTACCAAGGCAAACCATGCCTTCACCAGTTTGATGAAATCATTAACGTTTACAACGAAGGTAAAGGCGCCACTATGCGTCTCTTTGATGTGGATTGGGCAGTAGGTGCCGGCGCAGCCGGTTCCGGCTTCCGCTATCGACTCCAGAACAACGAACTGGGCGTTATCGTCTTCTTCCAAGCAAGACACGTCAAAGTAGAGAACATAGGCACTCACCTGAAAATTGAGCTCTCCCCACACTTCCTCCAGGAGCGCAGCCCCCAAGAGTGCCAAGACTTCATGTACAACATCGCGGCTCACATGCTCGCCCATGTTGAACCTATTGGCTGTGCCATCCACCTAGCGTTAGACGTACAAGGCTGGGAGCCACCTAGCGACTTTATGCAGCGCTTTGTGACCCGTTCTAAAAAAATCATGCGCATTGATGGCATAGACGAACTGGAGTTCTCACACAGCACCATTGCCACTACCTATGGCCGCGGTGAAACCTACATGTTCGGTACTGCTGGAGCGCTCCAATGCTGCATCTACAACAAAACACTAGAAGCCAAGCACCGAGACAAAATGCACTTCTGGGAAGGTATCTGGCAAAACGCTGTCGATGACAACCTAAAGGCCACCTACAACCCAGAAGTAACCGTGTGGCGTATCGAACTACGCTTTCATCAATCGGTGCTGCGTGAATATGCTCAAGGCATACCCTGCAATGTCGATACCGGTGAGGTGCTAGATGCCTCCCACGGCTTCAACCGCTTCATTGACGTAGTACCTCACCTCTCCGGCCTCTGGCGTACCGCTATGCAGTCTTACCGCCTAGATGCTCGCCGCAACCTGATTGACCCCGCTTGGCAAGTGATGCAAGAAGACGCCCGCTTCTACTGTCATGAGCCTGGCTTCATGTACAAACGCGCCCGTAAAGCTCCTGGGCTTGGTAATGAAAAGAACGTAACCCTGGCGTTTGGCAACCTCATTAGCATTTACGCCCGCCAGGGCTTTCGCACCCATGAAGCTGTTCGATTTCTCCAACGCTCCGGCATGTGGGAAGACCTCGCAGAATACTACCGTCGTCGAGGAGTCGACTCGGGGCAGTTTAGGCAGATCGTAGAGCAGAAACTGATAGAGCGACGATTGGTAGGGACAGCCGCGTAATGAGCATTAAGAAAGTCGATAACGGTTGGCTGGTTGATATAAGACCGCAAGGGAAGCACGGCAAACGTGTGCGTAAAACCCTGCCGAGCTTAGCTAAAGCCAAGCGCTTTGAAAGCTATGTCATTGGTCAAATGGCTATTGGTGAACCGTATGAGGCAAAAAAACGTGATAAACGACGCTTAAAAGATTTAATCCAACTCTGGTACAGCTATCACGGTGTCTCGCTAAAAGATGGCAAACGGCGCTTCTCACAGTTGAACGCCCTGGCTGATCTTATGGGCAACCCGCTAGCCATATCGATCACCCCCGTAGACGCCACACGACTACGCCAACAACGCCTTGAAAGCGGCGTAACCCCCAACACGGTGAATCATGACCAAGCGCACCTGAGAGCCGTTTTTAACAAATTGATCAGGCTAGGCGAATGGAACGACACCAACCCCTTTGCCCAGGTGCAACCACTGCGGGTAGATGAAAAAGAGCTCACCTACCTCACTCATGAAGATATTGACGCCTTGTTCAAAGTGCTGAGCAAGTCCACTAATCGCGATGTATTGCTAATCACCCATCTATGCCTAGTAACTGGCGCACGGTGGAGCGAAGCCCAATACCTAAGGGCAGAAATGCTGCGCAATGGCCGTGTGACCTTCACCGGCACAAAGAACGGTAGGAATAGAACCATCCCCGTTCCTGACGATCTTTACCAAACCCTAATCGCCCATGGCCCTAGAATTGGAAGGCTATTTCCCAGTGCTGCGTATAACCCCTTTTCAGCGGCCATTATTGAAGCGGGGATACGCTTACCCCCAGGGCAACGGACCCACGTTTTACGCCATACCTTTGCATCTCATTTCATGATGAACGGTGGCGATGTGCTCACGCTTCAGAAGATTCTAGGCCATCAAACCATCGCCATGACCATGCGTTACGCACACCTGTCCCCCGACCATTTAGCCGACGCAATTAGATACGCCCCAAAAATCGAGGTGGACAAAAAGTGGACAGATTCAGATATTCAGGAGGGAAAATCACAAACTACAGACACAAAAAAAGGGGCCTAA